CTGAAATCACCATACAATCATCAGCATTTAGTCTACCCATGGCCAAAGTACTTAAAATACATCAATGGTACTGCCCTGGAAAAACCCAAGGAAACTAGCAGCTCTTGATCGCGTATTGCAAATGGAACCTGAACATGCAATCGAAGAGGGTGATTACACATGTCTAGACGGCACTCAAAGTGCCGATTATTCTAATTACCTGTTGTTGCCAATGTACATGCGTTATTATGCTCCAGAACATCGTGCTGAGTTTAGACGTCTGTACAAGCAGATATACAAAAATCAGGCATCAACAACAACGGGTTTTAGTTATAAACCTGAGATGACCGTTAGAAGCGGTAGTTCCATAACAACACAATCTGGAACTCTAGACAATGCATTTAATGTGTATTGTGCACTCAGGCAGATGGGTTATAGTGAAGAAGAAGCTTGGCATTTGATCGGAGCCATATTTGGCGACGATAGTGTCAATGCAAATCACCGAGGAGTATTTACGAACTTCATAGCACAAGTTGCAAGGGATTTGGGAATGTTGTACAAATCCAACTTGAGAGCTCGAGGCGAGCCGGTTTTGTTTTTGGGACGTTACTTTGTGGATCCAACCACTAGTAATGATTCCTTTGCTGATCCAATGAGAACCATTGGAAAATTACACGCATCAGCAAACAAAACTGTGAGCCAGGAGCAGGGTGCAGCTAATAAAGCACACGGGTACATCACCACGGATCTGATGACGCCCGTTATTGGCACCTGGGCGCAACGTGTGATTAAGATAACAGGCTTGAAGTTTAAGAATGGCACAGGGGAGGAGCAACATAAGTGCAGCAATGCATGGCCACAACGAGACCGCGTGGCTATTCGTGATTCTATGGCGAAGGTTCTCAACATAGATGTTGAGGAACTTATCTGTAAGGACAAGTTGATTGAAAGTGTAAATGGTCTTGACCAATTTCCTGTGATCTTCGATACCGAGTACAACCATACTCAATTAGCTGTCGTAGACGGCCAGTTGATTGGTACAGACCTCCATCAAATTGAAGAAAATGGAACACACGGACAACCAACGTCAAGCAATCCGAGCTTACAACAAAATGGTGCAGCGAATGCAAATGGCGCTTCTGACGCTATCAAACGACCAGCAAACTGCACTAGCGGGAGCCGCAAAACGCCTACACAACGTAGGACTCAGCGCTCACGACGCCCCCGAAGAATACTTCCAACATCTAGGACGAGCAGCGGCAAGTCTGCTAAGCCTAGTACTCCCAGAACAAGCGGAAC